CACTGGTCACACACCATCGACTGTAATCCATCGATGCCGGTCGGGTTTTGGATTTGGCACGATTCAGCTGCGCCCATAGTCTTAGACGGCAGGCAAATTAAGGCTAAATTGGTCTGATGAAAAAACGCCTCTATGGCTTTCTGTGGGCGTCTGACGGGTGCTGTTGAATCGAGCAGTCTTAGCCTTATGACAGTCCTTACACAATGGTTGCACGTTGTCAATGGTGTTGGTCCCACCAGCTGCTAATTCAATGATGTGATCCACCTCTGTTGCCCGGTCACCACACATGAGGCAAGCCCTACCCCATACTTTGAAGCACGCAGCTCGTAGGTTGCGCCATTGCGTGGTAGTTCCCTGGCTATGCGCTCGGCTCATGACCTGCCACTATGTTGTAAGCATCCATCAATCCTCGTTCGTATTTGTAGTTCGCTGGATGTATGTCAAGTATGTAATCAGTCAGCTTGTCTAAGCGTTCTTTGTATGTTGCTTCAATGATGCTTGCTAATTCCTTTGCATCCCTGATTTGTTCTTGCAATGCTGTGTGATCTTTCCTTAGATACTCGACCATTGCTACATACTCCAAGAGTTCATCGTGCTTTACCTGCACCCATCTGCTCATGATTTAGATCGTAACCTATACTTGCCACCCGAGCCGATAGGTGAGCAGGGAATGGCATTGGATCAAGCCACTCGCCACCGTCACCGCGTAGGTTTGGTTGGTCATGGGTGCTTTCGCACAATCGCGCCGTGTGCCTTAGTGCTGGGTGTTTTGATGCCAGGCGATTCGTGTTGACATCAGCTGCTAAGGCTCGCATTTCTGCTTATTTCATGGGCTAATCAATCCATGTCGAGATACGCCATCTGACGGCGGTTTACCCGATGATTAGTCGGGCATCAGTTATACTCTTGACTAGAGCGTGTGTGCTTGCGATGTTAGCATCGTTACGAGCGGCACGCGGTTGTTTCTTGGCATCCGCGTGTCGTTTGTTTATGTCTCTTGAATGTAGGCCTTAAATACTTTGCTTTTGCACTTTTCATAATGCTTGGCCATAAAGTGATCCAAATACCCTTGGGCTGTTTCTTTGGCACATGATGGATCATCTGCTAATTCCCGTGTAAAACCGTAACTACATTTACACAAGAACATGACAATCCAACGATCACCGCGCCCAATCAAATCAAATCACTTGGCCCTAGTTTTTCATAAAACTTTTCCCAGTTACCACAGCAATGTGTCACCCACATACGTTCATTCGTATCCGGATCGACACCGAAATCAACTGGTTCCAGTATCTTGGCGCATTGTGGGCATGACTGTGGCAGGTTTTGAGCTGCTAAGTAATGACCTCGTATCTTGCCCTCAATACTTGCCCAAACTGCATCACTTGAAATTGGTTCTTTCATAATGTTTTCCAATACCCTTTCAATCTCATCCACGATTTTGCCATTTCTCACAAAAGCCACATGGCTTGCCAATGTATACCCATCCACCGCAACCGCAGCGCATGACCTCTGATTCACTCACTCGCCAACTCCATCTGCGCCGGGACTATCAATGAACGCCATACTCTTGTAGGGCTGGCGTGCTTGCGCTTGTTGTGACTTGGCTCAAACACATCAGTGATCTGGATGATTCCCTTTGTCTGTGCGTGTCGCATGACACCGCCCATGGCTCGGTTCTCTTTGGTTCGATAACCCTGTGCCTCTACCAGTTCCAACACATCATCAGCTGTGAAAGTGTCCCGAGTCTTTGCAAGGTGGTTAATCGCCCGCATAGATGCGGCCCACCAAGTCCCATCAGCGTGTTCGCTTACCTGGGTGATGGCATCAATCTTGGCTGACATCCCATCGCGTTTGCATAGGGCGCAATACCTAGCCCCTCTTGGCTCGCCGTGATCGCACATCAGGAACGATCCCATTTGGCTTCACATCGTTCACCCTCGCCACCTACTGGGCAAACATAGCCAGCGTACGGTGTGCCATCTTTCTTTAGTCCAGTCTTACGGCGCATTGGCCCATGCTTACATTCCGGCACGCTTAAATCTGGTTCATCGACTAATGCCCAAGGGTCAACCTCTTTTGGCTTGGCTGGTCCAGATGCTTGGCGATCCTTTGCAGCTTGTACTTCCTGCTTGGATGCAATGCCCTTAGATAGTCCAAGTCCCAAAGCCGCTAGGCAACGCCCCCAGGCTGATGTTTCCAGATTCTGCAATTCACTTCCCCGAGTGTAGGGAGTCTTGCCCTCGATCAGTTCGGCAGCTGTGCCGATGCCAGGGCGTTCATCATTTGGTGTGCGGTAAGCGTAAGCGATGCCCCACATCATTAAAGGCGATCCCTCTAAGATTCCCTTGAACTCGAATTGTAACGACCCATCGGGATACTTGCCATAAAACTCTTTGATGCGTTCTTGGACTGTTGTGTAAGCCTCTAAGTCAAAACCTGCCATTAGATTGCCCATCCATCTTTTGCCATTTGTTGCTCAATGTTTTCTGCGCTGTGCGCCCATCGCCAGTATCTGATCGATGCCTCTTTGCGCTTTTGTTCTTGATGACTATTTTCTATCGCTACACCGACAAGAATGCCGACTATGAAAAATAATCCAAACCCTAGTAATGCTAGTAGTCCCATGCCCTGTTTCTCTTTTCTATTTATCGAGTTCGCTGGCTTTGTATCGCTTAACGCCACCGATGCGCTTTGGCTTTAATGCCCCTGACTTTTCCCACCTGATAAGTGTGCGTTCGCTCACTCGTAGTTTGTCAGCTGCTTCTTTGGCTGTTAGATACTTTTCCATCTGCCCTCTTTCCTTAGTGACATAGTATGACAATAACTGACATTGTGTAAAGGTTATTCGTCGGGCGTGTCGTCATCGCGCAATGGCAGTGATACTAAATAAACCACTACCCCCACGACAATCAGTAACCCTGTGACTTTTTTTGCTGATCCATCTAGGGTAAAATACGCAATGAGCAAGCCCACATAGGTGTAAGTATCAGCGGTTATTGCTGAAACGTACTTTTTGAGCCATTTCATTATTTTATTCTCCTTATACTTGCTGCTATTTGACCGACTAAGACTGCACCCACAACAACGCTTTGAGATTCCTCACGCTGATCTGGGGTCATGTCCGAGCCAATATTCATGATTGCCTCAACCGATGCGGCCAATGCTTCAAAGCCCGGGATCGCCAGCAGCTGTGTCGGTACTTCCAAAGTCACTGCCTCTGGATTTAGGCTTGGGATCGGGCTTGGCACAGGGCTTGGCTCGATCGGAGTTGGTGATGGTTCGACGGTTGGTTCGGGTGTTGCTATCTCTGGCGTTGGCTGTTGTGTTGGTTCTGGTTCTGGTGTCGATGTTGGTGTGGGTTCTATCGGCAACACTGTTGGCTCTACTAGCACAGGGATGGGCAAGATAGATGTTGGAATTGGTAAGGGCTGTGGCTCTTGTGTGGGCATTGGTGTGGGTTCTAATGATGGCAAATCAGTTGGGCTGGGTGTAGGCGATGGCAAAGGCGTTGGCTCGATGGTTATGGTTTGGCTTGGTAATGGTGTTGGTGTTGGCACAATCCCTGCGTAGTACCTTTGCGGGCTATCAACAGGCAGGCTATCGCTTATGTAAATTGTGTAAGGGCCAGCCCAACCACCCTCACAGTAGAGTTGGGCAATGTTCCCCCGACCCTCAAAGTACGGGTTTGAATTATCCCAGCCAGTCGAAAATGTCATCTGCTCGCCAGTAATTGGATTTCCACAAGTGATGTCGGCAAAGCCAGTTGCTGCAAATGCTTTGGGCGGTTGCAATAGCATCGTGAGCCCTACGATGAAAGCGACTAACGCCACTCTCAAAGGTTTATTCATCAGACCAATTTAGCCTTAATTTGCCTGCCGTCTAAGACTATGGGCGCAGCTGAATCGTGCCAAATCCAAAACCCGACCGGCATCGATGGATTACAGTCGATGGTGTGTGACCAGTGCAGGTGATACACCTTTCCATCCCAGCCACCGATGTTCTTATCGTCATGGCCAGTTTCATCCAACTTGTCAGTGCCAGGGTAACGACCAAAGCGGCCACGCAGTACAGAGCCGCCCTTGCTAAACTCCACGCGCAGGATTGTGATCCATTCCCATTGGCCAGCCTTGTCTACCTTGTATGCAATGCCCTTTGGATACTCGACCCATGTCCAAGTCTTTGGCGCAATGCTTTGCTTGCTAGCACCTGACTCAACTTTCCAAAGTTGGCTCATTTTTCTAGTTTCTTGTCGGCATCTGTAAAAATGTCGTTGATCTCTGCATCATCTAAGTTGCCGTCTTTCAGGAATGCTCGGGCTAGTCCCTCGATTACTACGGCCACGCCACCAATGCCAGCAATGATGATTGCCTTGGCTGGCTCTACACCTGCCACAGCTGATGCGCCGACTACTGAAAGGCTGTTAGCTGCAAAGACTGCCACCATGCGTAGCAGAATGTTTTTGGTTTTGTTCATGATGCCAAGATGTCCTTTGGGTCTAGGTCCTTACCAGCGGACCAGCGAATGTTGTCGCGCATTTCAAAATGCAAGTGTGGGCCTGACGAGTTTCCTGTCGATCCAACTTCACCAACGATGTCGCCAGCCTTAACGGTTTGACCTGGCTTGCAGCGTACTGCGTTTAGGTGTGCGTAGATTACCCAGCCACCAACACAGGACATAACGACTTGATTGCCATAAGCCTTGCCCCAGTTGGCGTTTTCGATTTTGCCGTCAGCTACTGCTAATACTGGTGTGCCGGTGGGTACTGCAAAGTCAACGCCTGTGTGGTAGCCCTTGGACCACATCTTGCCTGGCTTCTTGTAGGCGGTTGTAATCTTGCCATTCTTAATTGGTAAGGCCATGATTGCCCTTTCGTTTCATGGCCCTGTGGTGATTGTTAAAGAGCTGCAATTTCCTCGGCGGTTAGTCCAAGGTCTGCAAGTTTGGCTAGTGCGCTTTCGCGTGCTGCTGCTTTTGCATCAATCTCGTCTTGTATCGCTTTGGCTTCGGTTTGGTCTTTTGTTTGTTGTGCTTTAAAGGCTGTTAAATCTGCGCCAGTCAATTCCACGCGCTCGCCGTCAATACCTACATAAATCTTTTCTACTGTTGCCATGTCAAATTCCTATATCTTGTAACCATAAACTGAAACTGTGCCTGTCATAGTGCCACTGTTAGGAATTAGTGTAAATCCTGTGTATGAAGTTGTCACTGTTGTCCCGTATGTTCTACGGCTTTGACTAGTGCTGCCATTTGGGACATCAATTTGGTTTCCAATAGCAGCCGTGTATTGAGTGGCGAACGGATTAAACACCGTTAAATCGCTGTATTGTCTTTCGGTTGATACGAGGCTTAAAATACCAATCCAAGAGGTTTGTGCCGTAAGTGATTGCCCTGAGACAGTAGTCGAAGATTGAAATAATGAACTGCGAGAATAGTTTGCGCTTGAATTGTCACTACCCGCTACGCGTAATCTAAATATGCAATCTACCGCACTAGTCGAACCAGTAGCCGCCATTTGGATATAATAATTATTGTATGTAGCACTAAACACATTATTAAATGATTGACTTGCCACCGCGCTAAACGTTGTGGTGTTTATCAAAGTTAGGCCGGCAGACGGGAGGCCAAACACAGTCGCATCAATGGCATCGCCCAATGCTTCAATGGCTGTTGCGCCATCCTTGACGTAATCAGTGCTGGTTGGTACTGGCCAGCCGTAGTTAGGTGTGGTTGTTGCCATTATAGATCCTGCCATTCTGTGGTACTAGGAGTATACCCCGCCCAAGTTACGGTTGGTGCGATTTGCAGCCAAACTTGGTTCGGGTATGTTTCGGAAATTGCCGAGCAAATCAATGTCATGGTGGCTGTGTAGCGGTCAAGATTCCACTTGATGCCCTCAACAAAGCCATCAAAAGTGCCACCAAACACTGCTGGCAAATCTTGGGTGTATATTGCTGATCCAACGTGCATCAGAATCAGGGCATCCCGAGTCGCATCTGTAACGGTTGGGCTATGAAGTGGAATCGTCAGTTCCTCTGGATAGGTGCGTGGAAATGCACGACTTTCCAAGAATGCATTGGCTTGGCTTTGGGCGTCAGCTGCATTGTGCAGGGTAGTTGTACGAGTTCCAGATAATTGACCATATGACTGTTGGCTTGTGTAATCGGCAGCATACTTCTCGGCGTTGTTTTTGTAGGTCAAGGTCACGTCATTGACGATCTCTGACCACTGAGCGGCCTGTCGCAGTCCTACGGCAAGCAAGTCATCATTAGTAAGGGTCAACGGTGTAAGAGTCGCTCGGGACGTGTATGAGTCGTAATGCAAGGATCCGTCAGGCGCTTCATACAAGAATCCTCGGCCAGATTGAGCAGCTTCTTGGGCAAGCGATAAAGCATTAGCCACACCGCCTGTATAGGCTGCCAATTCGTAAGTGCCGGGCGTATCAATGTCGGCCACCAAATCATCAACCAAAGTCTGGTTAGTTCCATCCCAGTTTGCCCAAGTGGCAATGTTGCTAACACTTGTCCAAATTAAATCGCCCGGCACTTCGTTCCAGTCTTGCAAAAAAGCATCCGAAAGAATGTTTAATACTCTTGTGCCGTCAAACTCTTTGGCAAAGCCTAGGCCGCCTGTTGTGTGTCGATTGAGTAGTGCTAATGGGCCAACCACTGTCAGGCTGTAACGAGCGACCGATCCCTCGGAACCGTAGGCATCCAGTCCAATTGCAATGTCTGAAATCGTGCCAGTGTAAATCGTTTGATACACATCGTCAGTATCTTTGATCTGAATCTCTACGCTGTCTGATAGGTTTACATTAAGCGCGGTGTCTGCATCAGTCCACAATTCAACATTGGCTATGCCGACTAAGGCCTGTTCGTAAATGTCGCGGCGGCCAAGATTTATTGAAATGTTGCTGATTGTGTTGTCTGCATACTCATTGACCCCAGCAAAGATAACTTTTGGGTATGGCGTGTAGACGGTCACAATGTAGCCCCGACCAAGTTAATTGGGCCAGTCCGCCTTGCGCTGTTTTGTAGCAGCTTCTCGATCGATCGGCGAGCAGATTCTGCATCGACAATGCCATTTAGGTTGATGGTCACATTTTGACCGCCTCCGGCATCAGGGCGAACCGATCCAGATCCGCTAGGGACAAATAGTTCAGGGCCAAACTCGCCAACACGGTATGCCTGACCACCCATGACTGAACCGCCAGCTGCTCTTGCCTTTGGTCGAGGCGTAAATCCTGCCTCTGGCAGATTTATGTTGAGCGGATTTTGAATAAATCGCAATGCAGGCAAGGCGGCTTGGTAAGCATTTGAAATAGCGTTGATTGCATTTGCAACTGTTTCTAATGATGCTGCAATTCTTTCCATCATGCTGGCAGCACCTGGGCCGCCGTCTGTGACAGTCGAAAACAGATTGCCAAAGGCATCCGCAACTGCTCGCAATGCCCCGCCTAAACTAAATGCACCATCGCCCTCAAAGTTTCCAGCTAGTTCCCGAGCGCGGTTGCTCAACCCCTCTGGATCATCGCCACTAAATCCCTTAGCGACTTTGTTAACTTCCTCTAGCAAGGTTTTCATTGTTGGCAGTAATGCCACACCAATGGCCTCTTTCATTTCGCCAAAGCGTTCGGTGACGATTGCTAATTGACCGGCATAAGTTTCTGTATTGGCTTTAGCCGCGCCACCAAATAGTCGTACAAGTTCCTCTTGCGCTGCGTTAAAATCTTTAGTGGCAACAATGTTGGCATCTAATGGAATACCCAATTTTGTAAGTGCGCCCAAGTTCCCGTTATATGCTTTGGAAAGGCTGAGTGACACATTTTCCAAATCTTTACCGGTCGCCGCACTAATATCCATTGCCAGGTTGGTTAGTTGCTGGGCCTTGCCCACATCGCCAGTGGCTCGGGCTAAGTTAGCCAGTGCCGGGCGCAACTTAGTATCGGCTACGCCAAAGGCCAACTGTTGCTTAGTAATGTAATCCTCGGTGGATTTGATCTGTGCATCAGTTGCATTAGTTGTATTCTTTAGGGCAATTGCAAGTTGCTTTTGTGATGCTTCATCCTCGACTGCGGCCTTTACACCATCGATGCCGATCTTGACTGCATAAGCGGCGGCAGCTGCGCCAGCAACTACAAAAGCGGCAGCGGCAATCTTGCCGTATTTTTTAAGGCCACCAGCGAATCCCTTGGCATCGTTATCAGCCTGTGCCAGGCTTCGGCCAAACTGGTCTACATCAGCAAGCAAATTAAGTTTGAGTGTTCTTACGTCAGCCATTGTTGTCATCCCACTTTTCTATAACTCTTTTGCTTACCGCATCTTTCCAACGGCGTGTCAATTCTGGCTGGATTCTTTTGAGGGTTATGAAAATGCCATACCCCTCGTTACCTCGACCCTGTGCAGGTGATCGATCAGGAAAGCGGCGACCACCATTCTCAAAAGGTGCTGGGCCACCAAACTCTGATCCAAACAAAACTTGACCAGATACCGCGCCACCACTAAATCGACCCTTGCTACCACCGATCGTGACGTTAGGGATGCGATCCTTGTTGGCTCGAATAGTTGCCGCCACCTTTTGGGCTTGTGCTGGTAGTGGGTTCAAGTTGTAGCTGCTTTGCATCTCTGTGGCTGACCACTGGCTAATGCTTGTCACATCATCTTTAAGGGCTTTCTTTGCGCCCTCATCCATTTCACGAAATGCTTTGTAAAGCGATTTGAGATCCCGAGAGTCAGGGGTCATCTTGACGGTTACTTTATCACCCATGACCATTCCTCTCTTGTATCAGCGTTACTGCTGTTGTTATGTCAGCGAGCGACCAAGTCAAAAGATCGGCCAAAGGGATGCCGGTCGATGTTGCGATCCGCACCAGCGTGTCCCTTA